TCTTGGTGGGCGAGTGTTGACACCTCATGGCAAGCAGCAAAGACGGCATGGGAAAACGCGCAGCCGGGTGGTGCTGACTGATGAGCAAGCTCACCGTCACATCTGTCAAAGCAGAGCTTGATACACATGAGGCAGTTTGCGCTGAACGCTGGAAAGAAACCATCCTGCGCATCAAGCGCATCGAGACCATTATGATTGGTACTGCCGGCACCACCATTGTCCTGCTGATCGGCGTAATAATCAAACAATAACCAAACCAAATAGGTGACGAGCATGGTCGAGCCTATCAGCACGGCCTTGGCCGGCATTGCGCTGGTCAAGGCCAGTGTCGATGGCATCAAATCTGCAATCGGCACAGCTAAGGATGTGCGTGATATCGCATCCCAGCTCGACAACCTTTTCAACGGCCACAGGCAGGTGCAGGCCCAGGCAAACAAGAAGGCCGGCGGCTTTAGCAACTTTGACAGCGTCGGTTCGACCGCAGCCGAGATGATTGATAAGAAGTTGGCGGACGAGGCGCTTTACGAGATCGGCACCCTGATCGATCTGCGCTTTGGCCACGGCACTTTCGCTGCAATCAAACAGGAACATCAGCGTCGGCTCAAGGCCCAGCGCGAAGAGGCCAAGCGGCAGGCGCAGCAGAAGGCAGCACAGCGCAAGGAGATGATGGAAGACTTGTGGACGGTGTTCATTGTCCTAATGGTTCTGGTCGCTGTCCTGGTAGTTGGCTTGGCCGCCTGGATGGCGATGGCTGACGATCGCACGCATGTTGTCTGCCGGCTCTCGGGCTGCGAGATGCAGGACGGCATGAGGCATTGCCTATATCGAGGTGCCAACAATACAAGCGAATTGATGAGCTTTAATCCGACAACGGATTTTATACCGAAAGAATACCTATGTGAGTATGCGCCCAACAAGAAGAAGCCGCTGACCCTGCGCGAAACACTCGATGCAATTAAGGAAGCGCTACAGTGACACAGAAGAAGTTCGAGCGCGACAGCAAGTTTGCGTCCGACTGGGATCTCGACGGTGATGGCCTGGTCAGCGATGCCGAGGTCGAAAGCAGCAAGCAGATCAAGCAGACAGAGACCGAGCTGCGTCGGCACCTGGCCCAGCTGCGGATGGCTCGCTTCACCCTGGCAGCGATGGGCGCGTTCACGCTGGCCATGTTCTTCATCCCGCTCGAGCGGGTCGAGGCTTTGGCTGATATCTCGAATCTCTTCTACATCAGCGGCGCCGGCATCGTCGGGGCCTACATGGGATTCACTACACTCGGAGGAAAGAAATAATGCTTGGAGTTCTCGCATCAATTCTTGGGAACGGCGATGTCATCAAGAAGGGCATGGATCTGATCGATGATGTCCACAGCTCTGACGAGGAGATGGAGCGCGTCAAGGCCCAGGCCAAGATCGACACGATGGCAGCTTACGCTCCTTTCAAGGTGGCCCAGCGTTACCTGGCCCTGATGTTCACTGCCACCTTTTTGCTTTCCTTCGCACTTGTCCTGGTGATGACGCTGCTGGGCAAGACAAACATTCCTGACATCAAACAGGTCATCGATGACTTCTACCTGGGCGAAGCGATGCTCACCATCCTGGCGTTTTACTTCGGCGGCGGGATGCTCGAGGGCGTGGTCGGCAAGGTCAAGGCAAAGAAATGAAGCTGTCTAAAAATTTCAGCCTGGTCGAAATGACCAAGAGCCAGACTGCGCTTCGCAGGGGCATCGATAATACGCCGCACCCTAACCAGGTCGAACACCTGGAGAGGCTCTGTGAGGCCGTCCTGCAGCCAGTAAGGGACCATTTCGATAGGCCGGTCACAATCACAAGCGGATATCGCAGCCCCGAGCTCTGTGTCGCCATCGGCTCGAAGCCGACCAGCCAACATGCGAAAGGCCAGGCAGCTGACTTCGAGGTGCCTGGCGTCTCGAACATGGAGGTCGCGCAGTGGATCGCTGACAACTGCGAGTTCGATCAGCTGATCCTCGAGTGCTACACGGGCGGCAATACCGGCTGGGTTCATTGCTCCTATGTTCACGAGCCGCGCAAGGAGCTGCTCACATACGACCGAGAGAACGGTTATCGGAAAGGACTGATCGATGCCTGAGAAACTTGAGAAGAGCTTGATGGCCCAGGCCAGGAAGAAGGGCCTCAAGGGCAAGAAGGCGGACGCCTATGTCTACGGCACACTGACCAAGGTGGCCGGGCCCAAGGGCGCGAAGAAGGCCGGCATGACCGGATCTGTCCGCCGTGGCTAAGACGCCAGCCTGGCAGCGCAAGGCCGGAAAGAATCCATCTGGAGGCCTCAACGCCAAGGGCCGGGCCTCAGCTCGGCGCCAGGGCATGAACCTCAAGGCGCCCGTCAAGAAGGGTGACAACCCTAGACGCGCCAGCTTCCTGTCCCGCATGGGCAACATGCGTGGCCCCGAGCGAGACAGCAAGGGCCGGCCGACCAGGCTGCTGCTGAGCTTGCGCGCCTGGGGAGCGAGCTCGAAGGCAGACGCTCGCAAGAAGGGCGCAGCAATTTCCAAACGCAACAGATCCAAGAAAGGAAAAGCGTGATGGCATACGGCAAAGGTGGTTACGGATTGAGCAAGGCCAAGAAGGCCAGCATCCTCAAAATGGCCGGCAAGAAAAAGCCGCCAATGAAGAAGAAGTGATGGCGAAGAAATCGACCGTCAACAAGGCTGGCAACTACACCAAGCCCGGCATGAGAAAGCGCATGTTCAAGTCGATCCTGGGCAGAGCTGTTCAAGGCACCGCAGCTGGCAAGTGGTCAGCTCGGAAAGCTCAGCTCCTGGCTAAACGCTACAAGGCAGCGGGTGGGGGATATCGAAACTAATGCACAATCCTCAGCACAGTTTGAAGCAATGGGGCAAACAAAATTGGCGCACCAAGAGCGGCAAGAAGAGCTCGGTCACGGGCGAGCGTTATCTGCCCGAGGCAGCGATCAAGGCCCTGACGCCGGGCGAGTATGCTGCTACCACCAGGGCCAAGCGCAAGGCGAAACGCCAGGGCAAGCAGTTCTCGAAGCAGCCCGAAAGCATTATGAAAAAGACCAGGCGGTTTCGGTAGCCGGTCACTAATCCAAGTGACCCGCAGCTGAAGGCCCCGGTCACTTTTCGGTCACGGACGAGGTGCTCTGACATAACTTTCAGCATGTCTCGATGACATTCACCTTGGACGTAAGCGATTGTTTTGCTACGTTTCAGAGCATGTCAGAGCATGGTTTCGACGGGTTCGAGTCCCGTCACTCCCGCCATACCGGAATCCAGTAAGTCTCTGAAAGCAATAGCTTTTGGAGACTTTTTTTTGTGCCTGGGTCACTGCTCGGTCACTGCGATATCAAGAATCAGTCTCCAAAAATGCAATACAGGGCGCGGGATTGTCCCTTGACCTTGGCATATTATGCCCCTATATTTGATATGTAGGGTCAATATTGAGAGGAGATGAGATGGCCATTGAGTTCTATGAAGTCGTCGCGGACAACAAGATTGCTGTCCACACCAAGAATGGCGGATGCGTTGGCATCGTCAACAACGCCAAGACTCTCGCCTACATCATGGAGATGTACGGGCTCGAGGAGACTGTCGAGATCAAGGGAGGCAACTGCTTGCCCTTCCACGACGAGATCCTTGACGAGGCTCTTGAGATCTACAATTGGAAAGTAAACGGGGTGGCCGGATGAACAAGGTTCCTAACTTTACTCCTGCGGCCATCAAGAAGGCCATCGGCGCCAAGCGCTGGGCCAAGGTCGAGGCTTGTGATTTCGATTGCGGCGTCCTCGACCTGATGTTCAAGCCGGGCTGGGTTCACCCTGGATACGCGCTGACGACCTTCGTCCTCGAGCCCGGCTACCACGAGATGACCAAGGCTGCTGTCATCGCCGAGCTCAAGGACTTCATCGATGACATGATCTACGACGACGATCTCTGGGACAAAGTCGTCAACCCCTGGAAGAAGAAGGAGGAATAATGGCTACCAAGCCCATGAAACTGATTGAGGGCTGGAAGAACGGCAAGACCTACAAAGTCGCTGAGTTCGAGACATTCGAGGAGTGCGAGGCTTACTGGATCAGGTTCTTCCTCCACGAGCCCAAGTACAAGACCAAGGTGGTCGGCAAGACGATCATCTACTGGCCGGTCGAAGAGAAGGAGGCTGCCTGATGACTAAGCGGCTGGTTCACGGGACGCCGGTAACGCCCAAGCGTTTGCTCCCCCAGCTGCGGGGCGGCAGCTTCTGCGTCAGCTACATGCACCCCGAGCAGCTCGAGGAGTGCATCGAGCTTGTTGGCGAAGATCAGATCCTGATTCTCGACAATGGTGCCTTCACTGCCTGGAAGCAGGGCATCGTTCTGGACGACGCCTGGTGGGATGGCTTCTACGCCTGGGCTAACGCAGCGATGGATCGGTGCCCCCAGGCTGTGGCCGTGATCCCTGACGTGATCGATGGCACCGAAGAAGAAAACATCATGCTCGTCGCCAAAGCTCTCAAGGGCGGCAAGCTCAAATACCCTGAGCGCGCGATGGCCATCTGGCACATGAATGAGAGCTTCACCCAGCTCAAAGCGCTCTACCGGATCTTCAATTTCGTTGGGTTCGGCAGCTGCGCCGAGTATGACATCGCCAAGAACGGGCCGACCAGCGCGTACTATCGGCGGTTCCTTGCCGCCTGGGCCCACATGGCCTGGTGGGACATCGAGTTCGGCCGGGAGAATCGGCCTTGGCTTCACATGATGCGGGGCCTGGGTGTGCTCCACAAGATCGGCTTCGAGAGCGCCGACAGCTGCAACATTGCGATCAACCATAATCGGACGAAGGGCAAGTTTGTAAACCACGTCCAGCAGATGGCCGACCGGCTCTGGGCCAAGGTCAACAAGCTGGAGCTCGCCCCAGCTCCATTGTTTGAAGGAGGGACTGCCTGATGAAACTAGATGTCAATCACTACCCGTCTCGGGCGAAGACAGGGCGAGCTGCCTACTGCGTCGATACTCGCTATGTCCTCGAGGATGGCGAGCAGAAGTATTTCGCCACGAAGCAAGAAGCTCATGCCTACATAGCGCGACTCGAGGACGAGCTGCAGCTCAACACAGATGGCGCCTGGGATTGGACGTTCTACGATCTGCTCGGCTTCGAGAAGGACAAGCCTGTCGGCGGATGGGTCAAGCATCTGCAAAGCGAGTACGACAAGGGCAAGATCAGCAAATCGAGCTGGTCTGAGAAACATCGTCACGCGAAATATTTCCTGACGCTCAAGGTGAACAACAAGAGCACAGCCCAGCTCAAGGTCCGCGACTTGGAGATGAAGCATGTCCAGCTGCAGCTGCTCGATCAGATGGCTGTCGGTCACACGAAAAAGACAGTCAAGAACATCCTCACCAGCCTCCGCGCGATGAACCGTTACGCGATTCTGATCGGCTGCCGGAAGACTGATCCCTGGCAGGGCGCGGTTGCCATCGGCGAGATCGAGGGCAAGGCGACAGACGGCAAGGTCGCACGGGTCCAGCCGGCGGTGGTCAAGTCGATCATCGGGGTGATGGATCCCTGGTGGGCGCTCATGGCTACCTTCGCCAGCTCGACCGGGCTGCGGCAGGGCGAGCAGCGCGCACTGACCTGGGCTGACCTGGACCTGGATGGCTGCAAGGTCGATGTCAACAAGGCGGTCAAGCACCGGGCTGAGGTTGGTCCTCCGAAGTCGCCCAAGGGCTACCGGAAAGTCACGCTGCCCAGGGGCCTGGCGATCCAGCTGCGCGAGCTCTACATCAAGCGCGGCCGGCCGGCCAAGACCGAGCT